GGTGGCGCACTTTCCCTCTCCCACCTGCGTGGTTCACAGGCTATCTCACAGCTCTCTGATGCTGTGTGGGGTCTTGAAAGAAACCAACAGGATGAGGGGATGAAGAAGAACCTTGTGCGTGTCAGGGTGCTGAAGAACAGATATAGTGGTGATACAGGTATTGCCGGATACCTTGCATATGACAAGGAGCATAATATCTTAAATGCTGTAAAGGACTTATCAGAGTACGAAGTACCTGCATGTCCTTTTGATACTGATGAAACAGAGAAAGGAGATTTTTAGATGTTTGAAATCTTAGAAAAGCTTATTGATTGGTGTACTTCCCTGCTGTCTTGGTTGTCTCGCAAGCAGGTTGAAGCTGCTAAGGCTCGCATTAAGAACTGCAAGCTAATGATTCATAATGCCAATGCCGCTAAGATGGTATACTTGCAGAAGCATGAGAAGACAATCAATGCTCTTGAAAATGAGTGTGAGCGTATGGAATACTTCCTGTCGCAAGATACTGTGGAGCTGTAAGCTATGCTCTACTTTGATATTGAAACTGATGGTCTGCTGGACAATGTCACTAAGGGGCATTGTCTAGTAATCATCGACGAACAGAACAACATCTCAGCTTACAGAACTGATGATTTTAAAAAAGGAGCTATGCGATTAATCGCTGCTCTGAGGAATGGAGAGTGCATCTGCGGGCATAACATCATCAACTATGACTGTGCTGTGTTAGCTAAACTCTATCCTGAGTTCCACATAAAGCGAGAATGGAGACCACAAGTCTTAGATACCCTTGTACTTGCACGTCTTATCTGTGGCAACATAGAAGATACTGACCATGCTAGGGTACGCAATGGTACTCTTCCTGCTAAATTAATTGGTAGACAGTCTTTAAAGGCATGGGGTTATCGCCTTGGGGAGCTTAAAGGTACGTATGGTGAGCAAGAGGATGCATGGGATTCTTTCAGTGAGGAAATGCTCTCCTATTGTGTGCAGGATGTCACTGTCACCAAGAAGCTCTATACATACCTCATGAAGATTGGTGCACCTGCTAAGGCTATAGAGCTAGAGCATCAAGCGCAATGGCTAATGTCTAAGCAGGAGCGAAATGGTTTTGTCTTTGACTTAGAAAAGGCAGAAAAGCTGAGGGAAACCTTAGAATTGCGCTATGCTGTGTTGTCTTCTCAGCTTGTGAGCATTGTGCCACAGATACCTGATAAGGTCTTTATACCTAAAAGCGACAACAAACGCTTAGGCTATAAGAAGGGTGTTCCCATTCAAAGATATAAGGACTTCAACCCCAGCAGCAGACAGCAAGTGGCGTGGGTGCTGGAGCATCAATTCAACTACTTGCCGGAAAATGAAGACTGCTATGAGGATGAACGTCTGAAGATTGATGGTGATACCTTTAAGTTTATTAAGGGTGACGAAAATGCCCCACAAGAACTAAGAGACTTAGCTGCTGTCTTTGAGGAATACCTTATGGTAGCTAAGCGGTTAGGTCAGCTTGCCACAGGTAACCAAGCGTGGCTGAAGCATGTTAAGGCTGATGGTAGAATCCATGGCAGCGTAAATCCTTGTGGTACAGTAACAGGACGTGCTACCCATGCAAAACCTAATGTTGCCCAAGTCCCCCACGTAGGCAGTCCCTATGGACAAGAATGCCGGGAGCTGTTTAGAGCACCTGAAGGTTGGTTTGAGGTGGGTGTAGATGCCTGTGGCTTGGAGCTTAGGTGTCTAGCACACTATCTTTATCCCTATGATAAGGGTGCATACGCCCATGTTATCTTGAATGGTGATATACATACACTGAATCAACAGGCTGCTGGGTTACCCACGAGAAACGCAGCTAAGACATTCATCTACGCCTTCCTGTATGGGGCAGGTGATAAAGCTATTGGTAAACAGCTTGGTGGTGACGAAAAGGTTGGTAAGCAGGTAAAGAATAAATTCCTAAAGGCTACTCCTGCTATCAAGATGCTGCGTGAAGCTGTCAAGAATACACTCGTGGTTGAGTACCACGGAAAAATTAAAGAATGGAAACGTAAGTATTTAAGAGGGTTGGATGGCAGACATCTCCATGTGAGAAGTCTACATTCAGCTCTCAATTTACTTTTACAATCCTGTGGAGCATTGATATGTAAAAAATGGATATGCCTGTGGGAAGAAAATATGATTAAAGCTGGCTATGACCATGGAAAAGATTTTCAATTCATGGCATGGGTGCACGATGAGGGGCAATTGTCTTGTAGGACTAGACAAATAGCAGAAGAAGCTGTGAGAATTGCCCAAGAATCTATGAGACAGACACAAGAATATTATGGAATCAGATGCCAATTAGATACCGAGGGAAAGATTGGTAGGAATTGGTTTGATTGTCACTAGGAGGTGTAAGAATGTTTAACATCCCTACTCTACTCTTGGTAATTTGCACCGCCTATACCCCTGCCTTTGACGAATGTGGCAAGACAGATGGCATCACCGCCAGCGGACACCCTGCTATCCAAGGGGTGACTGTGGCGTGTGATGGCTTGCCGTTAGGAACTGAAGTTGTCATAGATGGGCACAGCTACATCGTTCAGGACAGGTTCGGTGGTGGATATGGTAAGACAAAAATTGATATTTTTATGAATACTAAAGCAGAAGCCTTTAGGTTCGGAAGACAAACAAAAATTGTGGAGGTAAAGCCTTATGTCGAAACAAAAGCAGCCTTTTGTACCAAAGATTGGTCAGAAGGTCTATATCAAACGTCAGAACTCCTTAGGAGAGACTATCTATTTTGAAGGCGTTGTAAATCGTATCCGTGTGGAAGTTAAGTGTAAGCAAGGCAGCTTCATGACTGTTGCTTCTCCACACACCTTAGAGACCAAAGCAAAAGGACTTGTAGCAGGAGGTGACCTGTTCTAATGCCTACTGTTGACCTTATTTCCATGACCCCTAATTATATGACACTCTTGCAATGTGCTTGCAGACAGCCTTATGGCAAAGATGTTACCGAAAAGTCCATCAAGAAAATTATTGAGAGCGGACATCTTAGTGTCTTGGAGCACTGCTATGCTTCCTTTTTGGTGACCTGTTCTGTGCGTGTCTTAGGGCAACTCACGAGACACCGCCACCTCAGCTTCACCTGTAAGTCTGCTAGAGGTAGTAGATTCGATACCCTTGTAAACCCATACACTCTTGGAAGAGTACCTTTAAACGGTTTTAATGTAGGACGTACTTATAATTCAGCTTTAAGTGATAAAGATACAAAAGAGGAACAGGCTGCCTATTTCCTACCCCAAGGTGTTGAGACATCCTTGGTAGTGACAGGCAACTTTAGAGCATGGTATGAGTACATGCCCAAAAGGCTGTGCAAACGTGCTATGCCTGAGCACAGAAAGTTAGCTGAAATGATTCAAAAATGCTTGGCTGACGCTGCGCCTGAAATCTTTGATAAAAACTTTATGAACTGTAAAAACTGTACAGAAAGGAGTTGTGATTTTAAATGAAGTGGAATGCTATCGCTATTTATGTCCTCTTTGTTATCCTGTTTTGCGTTGTTTTCTATGGTCTGATTATTGGTGGTATCCTTGGTTTTCTCCACCTGTTGATGGGGGTATTTAATCTTGGCTTCTAAACCTTTACACCTGCTCTTTGATGCTGACATGATTGTCTTTCGCACCTGTGCAGCAGCAGAGCAGGAAATTAATTGGTATGGTGACCTGTGGACACTACACTCTGACTTAGCAGAGGTTAAGGATGCTATTGACACAATGGTTGTCAGCATCACCGATAAAGTCCTGCGTCACATGGAGCACGAAGGAGCTTATAACATTACCATGTGCTTCTCCAGCTACCCCTATTTCCGTTCTAAAGTCTATCCCCCTTATAAGCTCAATCGTGTAGCTAAGAGAAAACCTCTTGCCTACCATGAAGCTGTTGAGTGGGTGAAGAAAAACTATAATGTGTTGTCTATCCCTAGCCTTGAAGCTGATGACCTCTTAGGTATCTATGGTACAATACCTTCTACCTCTGCTGTTATTATTAGTGGTGACAAGGATATGCGGTCTATCCCCTGTCCTTTCTATAACTTCATTCAGGATACATTTCATAAGACAACACAAGCAGAAGCTGATTATCAGTTCTTATATCAAACCCTTGTCGGTGATGCTACTGATAACTACAAAGGTTGCCCTAAGATTGGTGAGGTTGGTGCAAAAAGAATTCTTGACAAAGACTGCTCATGGGATGCCGTGGTGGCTGCCTACGAGAAAGCAGGTTTGTCTGAGGAAGAAGCACTGACACAGGCAAGGGTTGCTCGTATTCTCAGATATGAGGATGTTGGTAAGGATTTTAAGCCTATCCTTTGGACACCCAAAGGGTCACAAAAGAGACAATAAAGTAAAGGGGCATATAAGCGACAATGAATATTAATATTGTATCTAATAAAGGGGATGATGGAGAAAAATTACCATATGTAAACCCTGTAATTTATGAACATTTAGAGAAAGCCTACAGTCTTGGTAGCCTTATGACACACAATGCCAAAAACAATGACGAGTTAATTGGATATATTAGGGGCGTTATGGATGTGCTGGGGCATATCAAGGCTATGGCTAACCTAAATGATGATGAGGAGTGATAAGATGTGCTGGAAGATTAAGACACCCAGCGTAAACACTGATGTATCTGCATCCTCCTTAGTACCGGAAACCAATGCAAAAGACCCTGATAGTCCTGAGTATGGTGGTACTGCTGATACCTTTAACAAGAAGAAAGGTAGACAACAACTGACGATTGCTCGCAATGGCGTATACAATCCTACACAGTTGTAGAGAGGAGGAACGATGTGTACTAAGAAACCAAAAGTAGAACAAGCTGCTCCTGCTGCTGCCCCTGTTGCAGCACCCTTGAAGATTGATAATGTTGCTGAGGATACCAAAAAGGAAAATCCGAACGCTAAGACCAAGGGTAAAAAGAAGCTTACCATCACTCAGATTGGTAGTGGTACAGGGGTGAATCTTTAATGGCAGAGACAGCAAAAGCTTTATATGAGCGATTGGCTATTGAGCGTGAAGTTTATATTGATAGAGCTGAGGATTGTGCAAAATATACAATCCCTTTTTTATTTCCTAAAAAAGAAGCTAATGGTACTACTAAGTACCCTACACCCTATCAGGCGGTAGGTGCAAGAGGTGTCAATAACCTCACGTCAAAGCTGGTATTAGCTCTGTTTCCCCCGAACACACCCTTTTTCAGACAAGACATCCGAGATGATGTCCTCAAATATTATGAGAGCAAACCTGAAGACAAACAAGAGATAGAGCAAGCATTAGTACAAAGAGAACAAACGGCTCAGAAATACTTTGAATCTTCGCAGATGCGTGTCTCCATGGAGGTGTGTCTGAAACAGCTTATTATAGCTGGCAATGCTTTACTGTTCTTCCCTCCTAAAGAGGGGGGCATTAAAGTCTATAAGCTGAATAGCTATGTAGTACAAAGAGACTTTGTAGGACACCCTATTCAGATGATTACCTGTGACAAACTTGCTATCAATACCCTGCCCTATGAGGTCTTAGGACAGCTAGATATTGATTTGTCTACCAAACGTGGTGATGAATTGGTTGAGGTCTATACACATATCACCTATTCATCTAAAGACAACAGATATTATAGTTACCAAGAGATTGAGGGTAAACAGATTGCTGGCTATGAGCAGTCTTTCCCTGCTGATGTTTGTCCTTGGATTCCTGTCCGTCTCTTTAAGATGGATGGTGAACATTATAGTCGCTCATATGTTGAGGAATATATTGGTGACTTAAAGACCCTTGAAGGTCTCTCTAAAGCCATTGCAGAGATGTCTGCTATTGCTGCTTCTGTAATCTACCTTGTGCGCCCTAATGGCGTAACACAACCTAGCAAGATTATGAAGACAAAAAATGGTGGCTTTGTAACAGGTAACAAGGAAGATGTTACTTGCCTGTCGCTGGACAAGACACAAGATATGCAGATTGCTAAAATGACCGCTGATGCTATTGAAAGCAGGTTGTCTTATGCCTTCATGCTAAATTCTGCTGTCCAAAGGTCAGGAGAGAGGGTAACGGCTGAGGAAATCCGCTATGTGGCTAATGAGCTGGAGGATACCCTTGGTGGTATCTATTCTATCCTGTCACAAGAATTGCAGCTCCCCTTAGCTAACACACTTTTAAATATCCTTTCCAAAAAGGGTGAAATTGCTGATGTCCCTAAAGATATTGTGTCTCTTGCCATAACTACCGGCATGGAAGCTATTGGACGTGGACATGACCAACAGAAGCTTACTGTCTTTATTCAAGGCATTGCTCAGATTCCTGATGCAGCGACTGCTGTGAATTGGGAAGGCGTTGCTCGTGCTTGGGCAAACAGTTGTAATCTTGATACCACAGGTTTGATTAAGACTGCCGAACAAATTCAGCAGGAACAACAACAGGCGCAAATGATGGCAATGGCACAGGCTGCTGTACCTAATGCAACCAAAGGTGCTATGGATGCCATGAATCAGCAAACACAAGGAGGTAGTGAATCTAATGGCTGATACTGAAAATCAAAATACACAGGTCAATGAAGAACCTAAGGAAACACAAGTAGATATTACCGATACTACTATTGTGTCCAATGGTGAAGTAATTGATACTGCTAAAGATGAAGGTGGCAAAGGTGAGGAAGAAACCCCCACTGATGAAAAAGACACCACAGAAGAAAAAGAAGACAAACCTGCTGAGGAGCAGGAAGAGTACCAAAAAGCTAAAGGTGAGATTGAATCTGCCAAGACTGAGCTTGAAGGTAAGGGCATCGACTATGCTGCCTTAGAAGCTGAATACAATGAGAATGGTGGCTTGTCTGAAGATAGCTATAAGCTGCTGGAAGAAAAAGGCTACCCTAAAGCTCTTGTAGAAGCAGCTCTCGCAGGTTGGCAAGCTAAGGCTGATGCTTTTGCTAATAAGATTATTGAGGATGCAGGTGGTATCAATGAGTACAAACGCATCCAAAAATTTGTACAGTCACAAGGCGCAGGAGCAGTCAATGCTTTCAATGCCATTGTAAACAAAGATGATTTGTCTGTTGTATCTGCTTACATTGCAGGTGTAAAGGCACAGATGGTAGCGCAGCATGGTACTGCTAACCCTACTTTAGGTGGCAGTGGTAACGTGGGTAAATCTAAAGGCTATACTGATGCTAATGAGATGATTAAAGCTATGAGTGACCCACGCTATGGTAAAGACCCTAACTATATGCAGGAAGTAGAGCGTAAAGTCGCTGCTTCTAAATTCTTTGGTTAAGACACAAACGTCAATCCCCTCCCATAAGCGGAGGGTTATTTTTTTTATTCAAATTATTAAAGGAGTGATTTAATGGCTGATATGATTATTGCCAACCCCGGTCTTGCACAATCTGATAAAGGCGAAGACCGCTTAGGTTTATTTCTGAAAATGTTTACCGGTGAAGTTCTCACCGCTTTCTCTCAATCCACTATTACCGGTGGTCGCTTCTCTGAGCGTACTATTGAACATGGTAAGTCTGCTATCTTCCCGATTGTAGGTCGAGCAAAAGCTAAATACCTGAAAGCAGGTAAGAACTTGGATGACCTGCGTACTCCCATTGAACACAATGAGCGTACTATTGTGCTGGATGGTCTGCTGACCTCTGACTGCATGATTTTTGACCTTGACGAAGCTATGAACCACTTTGAGCTGCGTTCTAAGTATTCCAAGGAAATGGGTGAAGCATTGGCTGTTGCTCAGGACTGTGCTATCTTGGCTGAAGTAGCTAAGATGATTGTAGAAGACAAAGAGAACCTGCCTACCAATGCTACTACTGGTGTCAAAGGTACTGGCAAGGGTCTGATTGTTACCGAGACTGTGGCAACTGCTGACTATGGCGAAACTGAAGCTATGGGTGTAGCTATCTTTAAGGAACTGCTGAAAATCAAGACCAAAATGTCTGAGAATAATGTTCCGCTGGCAGGTCGCAACTGCTACATCAAACCGATGGCACTCAATGCACTCATTGCCAACAAGGACATCATCAACAAACTGTATGGTGCTTCTATGACCATTGAGGGCAACAACCCTCCGAAACTGATTGGTTTTGATTTGATTGAAGCTCCCCTGCTGACTGATGGTGGCGTTGATAATAAGAATGTTATGCAGGGTGATGGTCATGTGTTCCCTACTACCTACAAAGACACCTGCCAATTCATTGTGGCACATCCGTCTTCTGCTGGTATCCTGACCCTCAAAGGTCTTGGTATGGAGCATGCTCGCCGTCCTGAATATCAGGCAGACCAAATTATTGCTAAATATGCAAAAGGTTTTGGTGGTCTGCGCCCTGAAGCTGCCTTCATGGGTGTTGTAACTCAGGCTTAATTTAAACTACTAACCCTAGGGGATGGCATATGCTGTCCCCTATTTTTTCTAAAAATGAAAGGAGATACCAATGCAACTAACAGCATTAACTGAACTTGATGCAGTCAATAGTATCATTGGTACTATTGGTGAAGCTCCTATTAACAGTCTTGAAGAACTGACAGATGTGGATGCTATCAATGCCCTTCGTATCCTGCGGAATATCAGCAGACAAGAGCAGTCCCGAGGATGGACTTTTAACAAAACACCACACTTCACCCTTAACCCTGATGTAGACACAAAGAAGATTCCATGGAACAGTAACTACTTGTATCTTAAGGATAACCATGGTGTAAAGCTTGTCAGACAAGGTGACTATGTAAAAGACCTGTTCAAAGACACACTAATCTTTGAACACCCTTTGGATGTAGAGATGGTGCTTTATCTTGACTTTGAAAACTTGCCGGAGCAGATGAGGAACTATATCTTAGCTAAGGCATGTTTTGTCTTCCAAAGCTCTTACTTTGGTGATGATAGTCTGACTAAGATTACACAGCAGGAGATTGCTGAAGCATGGCAGCATCTGATGGAATTTGAGGTAGACAATAACAACTACTCAATGTTGGAACATACCTATGTTCATGAGCTGAGATTGAGGTGAGATTATGGGACTGATTAATCAAGACATCAAGAACCTTGTTAGTGGTGTGTCTCAGCAACCCCCTATCCTCAGACACCCTGAACAGCTAGAGGAACAGTTGAATGGTTATTCTAGTGAAGCAGGTGGCTTACAGAAGCGTCCTCCTACTATCTTTGAAGCTAACCTAGGTAAGAGAGGCAATACAATCAATAAGCCTTTGATACACTTTATAGATAGAGATACTAATGAAAAGTATATTGTTATCTTCACAGGCGCAGGCATTGATGTCTTTGACCTACAGGGTAATAAGAAGACTGTGAATATAAACGAAGATGCTTCATATATTTATACACAAAGTCCCCGAAGTAATATTAAAGCTATTACTATTGCAGATTATACTTTCATTAGCAATGTAGCACAGAAAGCTAAAATGTCTGATAAAGTGGATGATATATCATGGAATACCCAAGGTTTACTTGTAAATATCAAAAGTGGTCAGTATGGCAGAACCTACAAGATTGTCATAAATGATGAAATAGTGGCAAGCTATGAAACCCCTGATGGCAGTGATAAATCCCATACTAAGCAGATTGCTACCGATTTTATCGTGCAGCAGTTAGCCTCTCAATGTATTGATAAAGGCTATGTTACTACTACAGGCTCTTCATGGTTATATCTAAAGAAGAGTGCTTTTGTAACAGAAACAGGGGAGACTGTTTACATACAACCTCCCACTACCCCTGCTCAACAGGAAGATATTTTCAAGGGACTTAATTATAATTATTTAGCAACTAGACATTTCTATACCCCCTCTACTATAACACGTTCTTTAGGGACAATTATTGTGACTATCCCTAAAAAAGAAGTCCTAACAAAGACTGCGGATATAGAAGCCTATAATAAAGTCAAAGCAGAAATTGACAAATGCTCTTCTGATGGTTGGACTGTCACCTCTGCTGATAGTAAACTCACTCACTACTATTATAATGACGAGTGGGATGAGACTGAAGCAGAATCCTACACTATTAAATATACAGAGAATACCAATAGTCCCTCTTACAGCATTGCTAAGAGTCTTATCACCTCTGCTGAAGTGTTTGATGGTTATAACAATCAGGCTGCCTTTGGTATCCTTAAGTCTGTGCAGAAGTTCACCAACCTTCCTGCCACTGCCCCTGATGGCTACCTTGTAAAGATTGTAGGTGAAGAAGGTAGCAACACTGATGATTACTATGTCAAGTACAGCGCAGAAGAAAAGGTATGGAAAGAGTGTGCTAGACCTAACATGAAGAATCACTTTGATACCTCTACTTTACCTCATGTTCTTGTGCGTGAAGCTGATGGTACTTTTACCTTCCGTAGAGCAGAATGGGAATCTAGGGATATTGGAGATGAAGACAGCAATCCTCTCCCCTCTTTCATAGGGCAGACAATAAATGATGTCTTCTACCACAGAAACCGCTTAGGCTTCTTAAGTGGTGAGAATGTTATCCTCACTAGAAGTGCTAACTTCTTCAATTTTTGGATGACAAGTGCCACCAAGGTACAAGATACAGACCCTATCGACTTAGCAGTCTCTGACAATACTATCAGCACACTGTATAATGCCGTCACATTTGATACTGACCTTATCCTGTTCAGTCAAGAAGCACAATTTATGCTCTCTGCTGATGGTGTCTTGACACCTACAAGTGCTAATTTATCCCCGGCAGTTACCCACTATGAAGCTAGCCTTAAAGCTAAGCCTGTCAACGCAGGACGAAATGTTTACTTTGTGGCTGAAAGAGCTAAATATACCACTGTGCGTGAGTTCTTCACCGCAGCAGACAACACAGATGCTAAGGATGTTCAAGATATAACATCTCATGTTCCTAACTATATTCCTAATGGAGTTTATAAAATCATCCCCTCTACTGTTGAGAATGTAATGCTTTATCTCACTGAGGGTGATGAAACATCAATGTATATCTATAAGTACCTCTTTATAGACAGCCAGCGTGTACAGGCTGCATGGTCTAAGTGGGATATGCAGGGTGTTGTCTATGGAGGGCAGTTTATTGACAACTATCTCTATCTGATAGTTGAGCGTAATGGTTATTACTGTTTGGAGAAAATCTCTTTTACTATTAATACCACTGACTTCGATAGTGAAGCCTATCGTATCTTATTGGATTGCAAACATACCTATCAGATTCCTGCTGAGTGCTATGATTCCTTGAAAGATGAAACGGCTGTAAACATTCAGGATATTTTTGGTGATATATATGAGCAGGATAAACAATATAGTGCTGTTGCTTCTGATGGTACATATGCTAAGGCTAAAGAAGGTAAGATGGTCTTTATTGGTGACTATTCTAACCAAGTATTGACTGTGGGTATCAATTATAATTTTAAGATTGTTATGTCCACTATTATGGTTAAGCAGTCTGATAATGGCAGCACTCAGGCTCTTATTGAGGGCAGATTGCAACTGCGTCAGATGTGGTTTAACTATGCTGACAGCGGATACTTCAAAGTAACTGTGGATATTAAAGACAAACACGCCTATGTCTATGAATATACCTCTAGGCTCTTAGGTACTCGTTTTAATATTTTAGGTGCAATGCCTTTTACCACAGGCTCATTTAAATTCCCTATCCAAGCCAAAAACGAGAATGTGAACATTTGTTTGGAAACAGACACTCCGCTTCCTGTATCTCTTGTAGGCGCAGGTTGGATTGGCAACTACCAAAGGAGGACGAGACTATTTTAAAGGTATCTAAATTAAACATTGTTCAGCTCTGTGACTTTAGAGAAAACATGCGTGATGAAGACAGGCTAGAATGGTATTATGCCTCAGGTACATCCTTTGGTCTCACTGAAGTGGAGGAGCTATTCAATGCTTTGTGTCTTTATGATGATGAGACACACAGGGTATATGCCATTGGGGGGATTGAAGCTTCTTCCTTAATATGGGTTGTCTGCACTAAAGAGGTAGATGTACACCCTATTAAGTTCCTACGCTTCTGCAAGCCTTTCTTTAAGCAATGGGTGACAACACATTATGCTGTTTATAATTATGTGTGGCTCAGAAACGAGCGACATGTGCAATGGCTTAAATGGCTAGGAGCTGAATTTGGTGAATATAAATATATCAATGGCGAGCCTTTTCAGAAATTTACATTATACAAGGTAAAGGAGTGATGTCTTATGTGCAGTCCTATGGTGGCTGCTGGTATCAGTACAGGCTTGCAAGTAGCAGGTGACTACATGGGACAACGTGCGCAAGCTAAGGCAGCACAGGCTACCATGAACGCACAGGCTAAGGCAGCTATTACTGAAATGAATTGGAATATCATGGACTTAGAACAGCAACGTACAGATGCCTTTGACCAAGCTGTTGTAGAGATTAGCAACACTAGGTTAAACTCTATGCAACTTAATAGTGGTGTAAGAGCTGCTGTGAATGAGACCATGAGCGGACGTACAGCTAACCTCATTGTACGTGCTGCCGAAGGCGATACCGCTCGTGCTGTGTCCTCTATCCAAGACAACTATAAACGGAAATCTAATGAGGTTGACCTGAATCGTGAGCGTCAGGTAAAATCTACTCACGAATTTTTAGAGAACCTTAATGCTTCTGCACCTAAGATGCCCAGCAGATTCACTAACTTGTTGTCTTCTGCTGCCACAGGTTTGAATAATTATACACAAGCCAAGAATATTATGAATCAGCAGAAGATTACAGGTGGCATTGGAAAGACAGCCAAGACTGCTACTAAGACATGGGTAGGCAACGCTCCACGTAGCGTCCATGAGAAGCTAGGTATTGGCAATGGTATTTACAGGAGGTAAGAAGATTGAGTAAAGAAGTACAGGCAGCGATAGGTACTCAACGGCAGTTTTCAAAACAACCGGAGATTCCCTATGCGCTGTCCTTAAATAAATTCAGTGCAGCTGCAGGCATCTCACAACGTACAGATTTAGATGCGCAACGCTTAGCATCATCTTTAGGTCTCCTTGGTAAGAATATCATGGAGGAGCGTATTGCGGATGAGAAGCGCACCCAAGACCAAGCAGTATTGGTCAATGCAGACAAACTCCTTGCAGGTAAGACACAAGAAGACCTGAAGAAGTTTGACCGCATGGCAGCTTTGCAGAACTCTAGTGATGAATTTGACTTGACAGATAACCGCTACGCTATGGCTGTCCTTGAAAAAGGCATTGGTAAAATGGCAAGCCAATATGCCAAAGAGCAATGGATGAATGACCCTGCTTCTGAAAAGCCTAAGAGTGTTTCTGAAGCTGTTAGTCTTTTCAATAAATATCTGCAGGAGAACAGAGCTAACTTTAGTGACGATGGTATCTCCAATAAAGTAGCCTTTGACCAAGGCTATTATGAGGGAGCTGTTCAAGACACAATAAAAATAGCAAATGAAGCTGACAAGAGAATCAATGATGATAAGCGTCAGAAGATGGTCATGTTAGGTTCTAGTGAGTTTCAAGACCTTGTGTATAGTGGAGCTAAGGGTGAAGATTTTCTCACTCGTGGTAATGAAGCGTTACGCAAGGTGCAGTTAGGTACTAGGGATAGAGATGGTTTCATTAAAGCTGTTGCCCCTCTTGCTCAGATGATTGCTGACCAAGATTTTGATACGGCAAGATTGGATGCCTTAGGTGACTATCAGTACGAAGATGGTTTGTCTTTGAAACAGATGGTTAACCTCTATCCTTCCTATACCAAGATTGCAGATAATTTTAATCTGAGAGTTACTGATGATATTGTGTCTAAGTGTACACGCCCTGATGGTACTATTGACCTTTCAAAAGCTGAAGCATTGTTGTCTAAGTTACCTGCAGAAACTACAAATGCTGATGGTATTCCTGAAGCTAACCTGCCTATCTCACAAGGAGACAACCCCGACTTAACAGACCTGTCCCCCACTATGAAAAGTGTGATGCCTATGGTTGGTGGTGCTATCTATCAGCTAGGCTTTAAGGATGCACAGATTACTAGTGGTTACCGCACAGCAGAGCATAATGCATCTGTGGGTGGCGTACCAAACTCAGAGCATACTAAAGGTAATGCTGTGGATATTTATTTAGGTGATAATGTGGACGAAGCACAGGCTAATAAAGCATTGTCTTATTTTAAGCAGTATTTTGGTGAGGTCTTATTCCATGATGCTGGCACAGGCAGACATCTGCATCTTGCTGATTACCATGGTGGTATGAAAGCTGCTAATCCTAAAGAACAGTCTGCTGCTGCCTACAATCCTCAGCGTGTCAATAAAATACGTCAGGCTATCTATGCTAAACAGGCGCAGGCTCAACGTGTAAAGGCACAACGAGATGCAGATGAAAGAGACAGAATCAATATGGCTCTTTTACAAACCAATGACCCAAGTGAGCAGATGCAGATTATCAATAGCTCTAATTTACCGGAGACAACTAAGGCTACTATGATTCGTGCCATCACACGCCAAGCACGGCAGTCAGCTAAAGGCTATGGTAATGATGCAGAAGCTAAACATTTTTGGTCATATGAAAATGGCTATCAATATATTAAAGATACTCAGACATATGCTGAGTGGTATAAAGCTTATCAAGACCCTGATGTTGATGGTGATTCTGATGAATACAAGGCTTTGCAAAAGAGAGCCAATAGAGCTACAGCAAGACTTAATGCTAGAGTTTAAAAAGAAACGTGGGTATATCCCTAGTGAGCAGGAGACAACGCAGTCTACCTCTACATCAAACTATGACCCATCAAATGATACCCCTACTCTTTCGGATTATGACCAACAGATAGCGCAATTAAAAATCTTAGTCAACAGTAACCCTACAGATGATAGAGGTGTTCCTTTAGATGAAGACCAAATTCACCGCAGAGTTGAGGTACTTGCCCAACAAGCAGGTCTTGATGTAAACAAAGTTTTACGTGATGTCTTTGGTGCTGAAGGTAATATAAATGATATGTTGGCAGATGCTAGAGGGGAATAGGAGGAATTATGGCTAAATTTGATATGTATGATGCATGGCATAAGATGGATGATGATTATGTCAGTGGTGTTGATTTACAAGCCAAAGGACAAGAACAGCTTTCTAATACCAAAGTTAACCCCTTGCATGATTTAGCAGAGAGTGTTACTGAATGGATTGGAGACATGGACAAAGCAGGTCAGAAGCTTGCTGTGGCTGCTGGTGAAGCCTATGAAGCAGGTGTCCTGCCTGATTCTATAGATGATATGGCACTACCACAGCAGTATGTGTCTCCTGCTCAGGAAAAGGTTGCTATTGCTTTACAGGATGCTGTGGATGATGCTCGTTACACTGCTACTAAAGACCCTCTCACTCTCATAGGTGATGTGGCAGGTGCTGCTAACCCTTGGATTCCTTTGGCTGTTCAAGTACCTATTATGGTACATGAGATGCAGAAAGCACAGGAGATTGAAAATGCCCCTGAGATGTCTGACCAAGCCAAAGCATCCCTACTCCCTATGTTGGCAGGTACTGTGGCAGCTTCTATGACACATGGCGTGGGTGGTCTTTTATCTAAGGCTGCCCCTAAAGTCTCTAAGGTTATGACTACCCCTTTTGTGGGTAGCGGTATTGCAGCAGGTACAGTTCTTGCTATGGATGAGAATGTACGTAATTACGCAGCAGAACATCCTGCTCGTTTTGCTGTCAGCCAATTTTTGACCGATACTGCTATTGGTGCTAAAAAGCTTGCCAAAGCTGATTGGTCTGCCAAGACAAACCCTGTCACAGATGCAGAGATTGTGTCTGAAAAGACAAACCCTGCTACTGAGCCTTTGGCTGATAAGACTAAGGTTGATGAGACAAACAAAAAGTTAGGTTCTCCTACTAAAGAGAAGAATAAAAGGAAACGTAAGCATCGTAAGCAGCATCGTGAGAATGTATGGGATGTTGATAATGACTATGAGGAGATGGTTACACCTGCTCAGGTTACAAAGCGTGAACCAAAGACAACCGCTGAAAAAGCTTATCCTGAGCAAATGCCTGAACAGCAGATGCAACAGGATGCTATTGCTAATCAGTTAGCTAAAGACCATCTCGAAGCTCGCCAAACCCCTGAAATCATGCAGGGTGCTCATGGTGATAAGCTTGAATATAGTAAAGATAATCTCTATCCTCATCCTGTGAGTGCAGAAGATATATGGGAAACTGCAAAGGCTATGTTCCCTATTCGCCCCGGTAGGTTGGATTTAGCTGATAGTGATAGAACACTAGGCTACTTTATGCCCCATGGTAAAGGTATTCGTATCCGTGGTTTCCGTGCATGGTCTGTAATCTGCCATGAAATCGGTCATGGTTTGTCTGATAAATTTGGTTGGGGTAAAGATACAGCAGTTCAAAAAGAACTTTATGATGGTGCTACTTCCATATGGCAACATGGTGAGTATGGTAATAGATATGCTCCGGAAAACTATGCTACCTATGTAGAAGAAGGACGTGCTGCATTTATGAATGAATACTGCGTCAACCCTGAGATGGCTAAAAAGCACTTCCCTCTTGCCTATGCTGAATTTGAAAAGGCTATTGCAAGTGATAGATTCTATCAGGCACAGATGAATCTTTTAGGGCAACAGGTGCGCCGATGGGGTTCGCAGTCTGACTTTAGTAAAGCTGCTGGTATGTTTCATTGGGCAGACAAGAAACTTGGTAAAAAGATTGATAAACTTGTTGGCATATGGACAGCTACTAAAAAGCGTTTTGCATGGGAGTATGCCGACCTTGACGAGAGTGTAAGAGCCTATGAAGACAACCAAGGTGTAAAGGTAGCTATTGAGAATGACCCTGCTGTCTTAGCACAGTATGCAAAGCAAGCAGGTAATGATAGTGTTGGTTGTCTGCTGAATGGTAATAATCTAGGCACTAGAGCTGCCATTAAAATGCTACAGACAAAATTCAATGTTGCTCTTAATAATGTTGTTGCTAGTGACATCTTGAAACCTTTGGATGCACAAGGTAAACGTGGAATTGAACTTCAAAAGTGGCTTAAAGACACAGGCTATGAGGATTTTTATGAAGCCTTTAATACTTACCAAACTGCTAAGCACGAATTAGAAGTTATGGCAACAGGACGTAAGACAACACACACTTTGGAAGAATGTAATAAAATCATTGCTAAAGCAGAGGAACTGCCTGAGATGAAAGTTGCTTCTAATCTTTGGAAACAATGGAATGAGAATGTGTTACGAATTGCTGTTGCCGGACAGATTATTCCTGCAAAGGTTGCTAATACTTTCTTAAAGAAGTACCCTGAATATATCCCTATGTCACGTTCATTTGAGATTGAGGGTACTAGTGACTTCTTTGCATCCCATAAGGCTATGACTGTTGAGGGTTCTGAACGTATTATCAAAGACCCTATGGTACAGGCTATGAAGAATATGCAAAGTATTGTCTTCAAAGTGGAACGTAATCGTGTTGGTCTTGCCCTTGCTGATTTAGCTAAGAGGGACAGCGGTCACTTCCTTATGATGCCTGTAGCAGAAGGCAAGTATAAACATGCTACTCAAATTATTACTGTCTATGAAAAAGGCAAGCCTAAATATTATCAATGTATGATGAAGGGTCTTTATGAAGCCATGACTTCTGAAGATGGTAATATGGGTGCAGCTAAGCTCAGTATTATTGAGAAAATATCAAGAGGTGCTGCAACAGGCTTACGTATTGGTGCTACAGGTACTCCTATGTTCGCTATGTCTAACCTTTGTAAAGATATTCTTGAAGCAACCATTATGAACGCTGATGGACGTAACATCTCCCATATTCCCCTTGTTGCTCCTATGAAAATCTTTTGGCAGGGATTACAGATGCTCAATAGTGACAATGCTTTTGGTAAACTTATCATCCGCAACAACAGAGAACGTGCTCTGCTTAGACAATACAAAAGAGAGTTTAGGTCTAATGGTGTTACTATGACTACACGCTTAGGTTCTATTCAAGAAATTAATAAGGACTTCAGAAAGATTGTAGACCCTAAAATCCGTAACTCTGCTCTTGATAAAGCCTTATATCCTATTAGAATGTTGTGGCATTGGAATGTAATGTTTGGTGAAGCAGCAGAACAACTGCCACGTATGGCACTCTATCAACGTGCTAAAGGACGTGGTGCTTCTACCATTGAAGCTGCTATGGTTGCTTCTGATAGCACCTTAAACTTTATGAAAAGTGGTACTGCTGTTAAATCAATTAATCGTCATGTTCCTTTTGCCAATGCAGCTATTCAGGGTACTTTAAAAGCAGCAAGAGAGCTTTCTAAAAACCCTCTTAGTGTTGGTCTTGCTATGGCTGAACACGTACTGTTCCCCACCCTGTTATTATGGTATTGGAATAAGGATGAAGATTGGTATAAAGATATGCCAATGGAAATGAAGAATAAAGCGTGGTATGTAAAAATAGGTGACACTATCTATGATTATCCTAAACCACAATTTATCGGGCAACTAGCTGGTTCAATGCCTGAAAGGTTATTAGATGTTATGTCTGAGGGTGAAGATAAGCAGGTTATTGCTGATGCTGTCTATAAGCTCATCAAAGACCTTGCTCCTTCCGGTGCACCCCCTATCATTGAGAAATTCTATGAATGGCAGACAAACCACTCTATGTATCGTAATCGCCCTTTAGTTGACCAACGTCTTGAAAAGCTTAGTCCTAAGAACCAATACAATCAATATACCTCTATGCCAGCACGTTGGATTGGTCAGGCAACTAACCTCTCACCTATCAAGATAGACAACACAATCTATGGTCTCACAGGCTCTATGGGTTATGCCCTTATGGGTGCGGTCAATATGATGGCTAAAGATGAGGTCACTCCTAGTAGAAAGTGGACTGAATATAGTCGCTTTACATACACTGAGGGTACAGGTACATCACGTAGCAAGGATGTCTTCTTTAATGGTCTTGATAAATTAGAGACTAAATATGCTGATGCTTCTTTTGAAGGTAAAAAAGCTAAGGTTAGCAAAGAACTCAAAGGTATGCGTAAGGCTAAAGCAGATGCTATGAAGGTGTCCAAAGCTATCAGGGAGCTGTATGCAGACAAAAAGATGGATGCAGACACCAAGCGTATTAAGCTGGATGAGCTTAACAAAAAGCAAAATATTATTTTCAGAACTGCCAATAAGAAGTATCTTAATTACAAATATATACAATCGCCTGAATAATGTGCTATAATTAATAGCAGAGAGGTGAATATATCTATGCAGGTAATAGGTTTTATTTTTGATATGGCAGAAGGTATAATTTGGCTATGTGGTGCTTTTGGACTGCTTCTAGGTATCCTCTACATGTTATATGATGTACTGATAAAGCAGGTACTTCTTAATAAAGAAGTGCCTATAAAAACTAAAATCATCGAAGCTATCATAGTTCTTCTAATTATTTTAGGGGGTTGTGGTTATTGGAACTATAATTATAACTAATCCCTAGTGTTTTATCCCCGAGGTGATTCCAATGTACAGCTACTAACTTCATACCTATCCATTGTTGCTTTGCACGGACAATGAAAGGAGTTATGTCCCATGGAATTAAGTGCTGATATTCAACGTGAAATACAGCAACAGTTTAAAAATAGCTATGCCCAACTTTTAGCGGACATAACTCGTATCTATGAGCAGGGAGCTATGCGTGATGCTCTCACCGGACTGTACAATAAGCAAGCCTTTGAGCTTGACAGTACCACTAATCACTTTGGTTTCGTTGGTATCCTTTTTGCAGACATCAATGGTCTGAAATATACCAATGACCACTTTGGACACAGTGCAGGGGATAAGCTGATAAAGGACTTTGCTGCTAAGCTTAAGGAGACCTTTATCTCCCCTATTTACACCTGCTATCATATCTCGGGTGATGAATTTATAGTAGCTGGGTTTGATATTAAAATCCATGAGTTCCTTGGAAGTGTATTGTCTTTCCATAAGTCCCTATGGGATAAAGACAATCCTCCCCTAGCTGCTTTAGGCTACTCTGCTGGTGTCTTCTCAGATATTGCGGAAATCACAGCATATGCCGAAAAAGCAATGTATGCAGACAAACAAAAATTTTATGATAATTTTCCTCAGATGAGGAGATAATAAATTGAATTGGTGACCGCTGGCTCTTTTAGAGCTGGTGGTCTTTTTATTTTTTGTAAAGGAGATGATTAATATAGCTATTAAATTGGCTACATCTATTACTTACACCGCCGATGGTTCTCAAACAAATTTCTCTGTTCCCTTTGATTATTTGCGTCCATCCTTTGTCCATGTGTCTGTTAATGATGCAGAGGTTTCCGAGGGGTTCACTATAAGTAATCGTATGGTTATGTTTGATTCTGCGCCAGCTAAAGATGCTGTGGTACATATCTATCGTAGCACCCCTACCACTCGATTGGTGTCTTGGGCAGATGCAAGTATCCTGAAAGCTATAGATATGACGATTGCAGAGGTACAGCAGTTGCACATCTTAGAAGAAGGACAAGATTGGTCTAAGACTAATTCTATTATTCTTGATAGGGAAAGCGGTGCATGGCAAGGGCGTAATTATCGTATATCCAATATCACTGACCCAACAGAAGCACAGGACGTTGTGACAAAACATTACTTAGAGAACACCGAGGATTCCTTTGTTCAGCGCATGAACACTATCAAGACACAGACTGAACAATTTGCTAACACAGCAGGTAATAACAAAGATAGTGCTTATAAGAGCGCACAGTCTGCTAGTGCGTCTGCTGCAAGTGCTGCGGAAAGTGCAAGGTTAGCAGAGGGTTACAAAACAGCAGCAGAAACTGCTAAGAGCAATGCGTCCCTTTATGCTGCCAACGCTAAGACCTCTGCTGATAATGCAGGTGCTAGTAAAGAAGCAGCTCAATCTGCTGCTACTACGGCTAGTAACTTTGCGTCTGCTGCAAGAAATAGTGCAGGTGAAGCAAAAACTTACAAGGACAATGCAAAAACCTACATGGACAATGCTAAGAATTATAGTGAGAATGTTAATGTGTTTGTTCCTAGTGTGTCCTCTGCTGGTGTCTTAAGCTGGACTAATAAAGCTGGACTGACCAACCCCAAAAGTGTGAATATCAAAGGCGCAAAAGGTGATACAGGTACTGCTGCGTCTATCACGATTGGCACAGTGACTACAGGGGCAGCAGGTAGTAATGCAAGTGTTACCAATAGTGGGACTGCTAGTAATGTTGTGTTGAACTTTACGTTGCCTAGAGGTAACGATGGCAAAGATGGTGGCATTACTGTTGATGCTGAACTGTCTGATACATCTACGAACCCTATTCAGAACAAGGCTGTTAATACTGCCATCAACACTGTAAAAAACAACATGACACAAGGGTTTCAAGCTGTTACTGCTAGTATCCCTACTAAAGTATCTACTTTAGAAAATGATGCTGGTTATTTGAATATGGGAACCCTCCCTAGTTTTCCAAGCACTGATTCTGTAAACACATGGAAGCAGCGACAAACTTTCAATGAGGCTGCCCTTAAGGAAGCTGTACTTGTAAAGGCGTGCATTGTAAAAGAAGTATATCAATCTGAATATATAAATGGTACTACCATAACCCCTACTCACAGTACCATGTGTCTTACTGCAACAGGTGCTGTTACTTTAGATATGGCTACTATTGTTACTGACCTTTTAGAACAAAGTCGCAAAAACGTCACTATCTTCACTGCCTACATCACCTCCGACGCTGACTACACACTGACCATCACCAACGCTGGAACTATTAAATACATCGGTATCGCAAGTGACGTAGCTATTACAAGTGCAGGACTACTGTTGAATATTATGATGCTCAAAGATGCTAGTGGTAATTTGACTAGTATTGTACAAGCTAGTAAGTTAGAAGGTGGTGCATAATGGGACTTAATCGTATGATGATGATGCGAAATGGAGTAAAGGTTGAAGATGGTAGCAAGTTTTGGAGTTTAGATGAAGTAAATAATAAAACAATAGCTTTTACTGTCCCACCGGGGGTTAAAAGAATCAAAGTGTCTGCAGAAGTTGACTATGCTGAGGGAGAGCCGAATATTTATGGATATGCTTCTATAAAAAATAAAATGACTAATAAAACATGGGGCGAAGGCTTCTCAGAAGCTAATGATGCAGGAGATAACGTGTCCCATCAAAATATTGATTCTATTGTAGGTGTGACCCCGAATAAAACCTATACATTGTATTTTGACTGTCTGTGGACATCGGGTGTGACTTTTTCATGGGGTAAAGCAATAAATGCGATGACACCCACAGTTGAAGACTATTAAGCAAAGGAGGAACAAAATGCAAACAAAATATAAATACAAAGACAAAACATATACTCACATCTACCCTTTGTCAGAAGCCTTAGGGCAGGAAGGTATCTTTATTCCTCTGTCAATTAGCGATGAAGCCTTAGCAGAATTAGGCGTAACCGTTATGCATGAGGAAGAACCTTTGGAAGTGATTAAGCAACGCAAGATTACGGAGCTTAAATATCAGCGTGATAAAGCTGAGGTTGAGCCTATTATCTACCAAGGCTACTCTTTTGACTATGATAGCAAAGCGAGGGAGCGCATTAGTGCAGCTATTGTTGCCCTTGAAATCTTAGGTGCTTCCGTCACCCTCACATGGACAACCGCAGATAATAAAGATGTAAAAGTAACTGCATCTGACCTGCGTGGCATTATTGCACAGGTGGCGTTGAGAAGCGACAAGCTCCACATAGCTTATAGAAAAGCTAAAGAAAAAGTGGAAACCGCTACAACCAAAGAAGAAGTTGAAGCTATCAATTTATTTTAATTAAGTAAAAGACAGGGTTGTTGTCTTCCCCTTAGGGGTTTGGGTGGGCAGAAAGGAGTTATCATGGAAAAGAATCGTAAAAGGCTCGTGCTTGGCTTAAGTCCTCTACTCTCACTGAGTACAAGGCTATCACTACCGAAGCCAAGCTCACACCAAGACAACAAGACATACTCGACAAAATCATCATTAGTGACTACTCTCAACAAAAGCTTGCTATGGAGTACCACGAGGATGTGTCTTGTATCAAACGTGCCTTAAGACAAATATATGACAAAGTATATCTTGTCCTTTTCAAGTAACTTTATAGTCATTTAGTTACAACTTTCAATTCCTAAATTCATGTTATCATAATAGCAGGAGGTGACTAGTCACTATGCAATATAACATGAACCAAAACAAACTTATGCAAATGATGATGATGCAAGCCTTGAAACAGGTTTCCCCTGAACTGTTAGCAATGGTTGAGGAGGAAGCTCGTAAGCGTGGCATGTCTGACGAAGACATCAATGCAGGCAAAGCATACATCAACCAAGTTCAAAAAGGAGTTGAAAAGTAATGGAAATGGCTAATGCTGGCGTAGGTCTCGGTGATGCCCTGATGCTCGCCAAACAAGGTTCTAATGGTAATGAGATGTGGAATAACCCCTTTGTATACCTTATCCTCTTAGCTGCCTTTGGTGGCGGCTTTGGCGGTTTTGGTGGCTGGGGTGGTAATGGTTCTGCTTTCCAAGGTGCTGTAACTCGTGCAGAGCTGTCTGAAGGCTTAGACAACCAAGACATCAAAGCTAGTCTGCGTGGTATCCAAAGTGGTATGTGCGACGGCTTCTATACTGTTGGCATGAATGAAAAAGAAACCGGATACAAAGTAGCTAGTGTCGGT